TATAACAATAAATCTAAATTCAAAATCATAGTCAGCATATTTTGGACTATCCAAATATACACTTTTTACTAATATATAATACATTGAAGCTTGAATCCAGTATCTATAATACTCAATTGTGTCTTGAAAAGAATTAATATCTTTACTAGTTTTCTTTAAGTCATTGACTCTAATCACTTTATTAGTATGATCAAATACAAGATTGTCAATAAAACCTCTTAAACCAAATGGTAATTTTTCTGGAAAAGCAGCAAGCTCAACCTCATTAAACATCTCAACTTCATCAGTAATTTTATCTTTGGTGTAACCCATAATCTTCATTACATGGTCAGAAGCTTTAATAATTTCTACTACATCATTAGCATTGTCATACATTGCATGATCAACCTTAGTTTTACCTTCACAGTTTTGCATGTATTCCCAATAACTTTTATGGTCATCAGTAAGTATTTTATCAATACGCTGTTGATCAGTCTTTAAAGTCTGATACAAGTTCATGTCTACTAAAATATCTAATATAGCATGTTCAAAATGCTCTAGTAGATATCTAGGATCACCCATTGCTTTAAGTTCTGAATAATGAACAAAAAGTCTTTCTAGTACTTCTTTTGGGTTTGTACTAGGGACACTAGTTGCCATTAGCACAAACTCTTTATCAAAGTCATCAGGATTTAAGAATAAGCAGTGTATCAACTTACCTTCAATCATATTCTTGTCAGATGTGTCATCTTTCTGCCCTAATATATAGTGCAAATAAAATAGTTTAGGACTGTACAATAACTTATTCAAACCTGAATAAGACATCATAAATGTTTTGTCAAAAAATTCTTCTTGTTTTTGCAGCATTTCTGCTTGCGTTGGCATTTTAAATACTCTCATTTCTTAATGGTTTATATTTTTCCCAAAATTCTTCTGGTAAATATTCAATTAAATTTTCTACTGGTATAAAACTAAGTAATTCTTCTACTGCTTCATAATCAGATTTCCAAATTGCAATTGTCATTTCATTAATAACTTCTTCTATTAAATCTTGTTTTAATTTTTCCATTATTTACAATTTTGCATATCTCTTAGAAAATATCTTCCTAATATATTACCATTATAACTATTGCTGGTTAGCACATCAGCTTTAATTTGATGTGCCAACTCACAATAGTTGAGGTATTTTTTAGTACAACATAATTCTAAAATCTCTCTTTTATACATTAATTTTCCTTCTGTTTTAATCTCTGCAGTAAGTTCTTTACAACTACCATAGTAATCTAACCAGTTGGATTCTTTAGAAACTCTTTTGACTCTTTTTCTAGTGCCTGTTTCTAACTTTTCTTTTTTTGTAACTGCAGTCTTTTTGGTAAACTGCAAACTTTTTTTGCCAATGTAAAATTTACCTGTTTTGATGTGGGTAATTCTATATACAAAACCTATAAGGTTCTGATAATCAGGCAGATCTTTAATTTGTGTAATTACTTTGTTCTTACATGAAGGTAGTATCCAATTGCTCATAATAAAATGTTTGTAACAAAACTACAAAATAATTTCATTTAAAACATTATACTTTGCAACTGCTTTATCTAAAACAGGAATAAAAATATATGCAGCTTTTTTTACACCATGGTCTTTTACCATATCACTAAAATCTTTACTTAGTGGTACATAACAGAATGGTATATTAAACCTATCTAAATAGTACTGCATACTATCAATACCTGCTTTGTCACTATCCATATAAGTAACAACAGCTTTATACTCTAATTTAAATCTGTTGATCATCTTATCAGATAGTTTTGTATTCTCTCTATCAGGAGCTATTACATCCACATCTAGTCCAGGAATACTTTTGATTGCCATACAATCTTTTAAAGAAGATGTAATTATTAAAAACTTTTTACCTTCTACTTGATCAATACCTTGAACATGTTGTCCAAGTTTCAAAAACTTCTTTTTGCTATTTAGTGGCTGATACAGCTTATACAGTTCATTATTACTATTAAAGTAACCATATACATTCTCTTTTGCTACAGTAAACAATTCATCAGTAAGATCATCATCTATTTTTTTACACATGGTGTAACTAGCAATAGGGACAACATTGTACTTGTTTAGTAAATCACTTCCTATATTATACTGTAACCAATATTTAGCATCATTTGTGTTCCATTCTCTTGTTATGTAATCTGATACAATCCATTGAGATATTTGAAAATCTTTTTTAGAAATAGTTTTGCCACCATTTAAGTAATCACTATAATCTTTCATTATAGTATTTATGGTATATGCATAATCTTTTTTCCATATGTGCATCATTAATTCAATAGCTGAACCACCTTTACCTGTAGAAAAACATTTATATCTGTACTGATTACCTTCTTCATAATAATATATATACATAGAAGGAGTTTTTTCATTAGGATTAAATAGACTATTAATTCTTACTCTTTGACCTCTAAGAGGTTCTGGTAATTGTAAATAGTTTTCAAATATCCAGTCACTTGGAACTTCTTTGATATCACATACAAAATTCTTTAAACTAAACATAACTTATTGGTTTTAAATGAAAAGGGTAGACATTACATCTACCCTTATCTTAAAAAATAAAACACATTTTAATTATGGAAGCTGTAAGTCATTTATATTATTTTCAAATATAGGAGCTGAAAATACTTCAGAAGCTGGAGCAAAACCTGCTGTTAATGCTTCATTACCATCTGTTTGAGGAGTTTCTGCTGTCTTTTTCAAAACAATATGTACATCTTCATTAAATGGAATTAACTTAGCATCATCTGCAGTGTTTGCATATGCAAATTTACCCTCAGTTCTTTTTGGTAAATATAATGCATAACTTGGATATTCAGAACCTTCTTTAAAATATTTTTGTGCAGCAAGTGTAAAATAGATTTTATAACCACCTTTAATAAGAAAAGCTCTTACCTCAGCTACAAGATCTTCAATAGTTGGTGCATCAATGTTCATACCTTGAAATTGATCTAACAAGTTCAATTGTTTTAGGAATGTACCTAAGAAATTTGTAATTGACTCATCTCTTGTGATAGTCTTACCTTTGTATTCCCAGTCTTTAAAGCCATATTGATTAGCTTTTACATTACTAGTTTGACCTTTATAGTTACCTTTAGAAGGATCTAACCTATTAATTTGAAAACCTTCAAAATCTTCACCTAACTCAGGACCCATCAAACTAAATATCAAGTTATATTGAGTTGCATCATAAGGTGGTCTTTCTAATTTTAAATCTAATATTGTACATTCGTGTGTACCTGGTTGTAAACCTTTTTGAACATATGTATTTTCTGCTGCTGTAAAATTGTTTAAACTAAAACTCATTTTTTCTAATTTTTAATGTTATTAATTAATCTATAAATATTTGATCCCAGTGTGTAGTTACTGTCCCATCTTCTGCAATTTCAGAGATAATAATCTCTTTATTTCTTAGATGTTCTGGTCTTGCACCACATAAAATCTCATCTTGTGTCTTAAAACTCAAGATATTTTTGTTTCCTTTTCTATAAAGATATCCTATAGCATCTGATTTAGATGTTGTAAATTGTTTAAGTTTACCTGTTAGATTTAAATCAAGAGCTTCAAATGTGCCTCCATTTTTTTCTAGCATAGTATCTTTTACGTGACCTAATAATATTAGACGTGGTGCTAATAGTTTAAATCTTTTTACTACATCTTCAAAAGCTTGTCTTAACCATGGATATCCTGCACCATTTGCCATATTTAGGATGCTACCATGTTTAGGTTTACCAACTGTAAACCAGTTTGCTCCCATTGGAGATTTTGAATATAAGAATTCTGCATAAGGAATACATAATTCTTCTAAAGCTGTTATTGTGTCAAGAGCAATAACTTTGTATGGCTTACCAGCATCTGTTATAGCTTTTTCAAGATTAAATAATTCTTGAATGGTTGTAATCTTGATTTTTACAGCTCCTACATAGTCAGAACCATCTTCTAAGTCAATCAATAAACTATCTTTCAGTTGTGACAACAATGTTGTTTTACCTACTTTAGGTTTACTAAAGATTACAAGATTTTTAGGACTTTTAGTAACTGCTTGTACTATACCTGTTGGTAATACCATACCTGTTGCAGCTGTCTCTGCTGCTTTTTTTACTTCTGCCATTTTTTACCTTCGTCAATTAAAGTATTTAACCATTTTTTATTTGATAAGGGCACTTTGTTCACAATACAATAGATATCTCTAATTGTCATTTGTGCATAGTGATTATCTTCTTTTTCTGTAAAAGGAAGTTCTTCCTCAAAATCAACCATATCATGTTTTGAAAAATCTAAATCTAAAGATTGTTGTTCTTCTATTACAGTTGATGTCTTTGTTATTTCTGGATAAGCAGTTTCAATTTTGTTTCTGCTTATCAATTCTAAATCTGATAATCTTACAGCATATGTAGTAAATGGTAGAGAAGTACCATCACTTTTTAATGTAACTTCAACACAGAAGTTAGGAGCTGTTTTCCAATCAGGTTTGTTTTTTAATCTGTATAGATTTCTGTAACCTTCTTCATAAGGTTTGTCATACCAATCAAATAATTCAACAAATATGTCCTGATTTTTTGAAAGTTCATTTGGAAAAAATCTAATACATTCAGATTTTCCACCATCTACAACTTCAAATTCACTTCCTTGATAACATAACTTTGCATAAAATGGAGGATTTTCCATCCCATTGTCTACAAATAGTTGTTCCCAATAAGGTTTAAACTCTGCTGTAATTACATTAATGTGTTTCTTTTTTCTTAATAGTTCTGCCATCTTTAACTAATTTAATTTATACTACTTTTCTAATAATTCTACAGCTTGGTTCTGCAGCTTCTTCAACAAGCATTTGAGCATAGTTTGCTCTATACCATTGAATACCTACTTCACCATATCTGTTTTTTAATACATGTACTGCTAAAAGATATTTGTCAGAAGGAGTTATCATGTACTGTGTAGGTCCATAATAAGATAAATTATACTTTGCAGGTCTGTTATAAGCAATCATAACATCAGCACATTGTAATAAGCTATCACTTCCAAAAACATCTTTTTCTGTAGGGTAATTTCCTTGTGTCCCTGGTTTTTGTCTTTCAGCATCATCAATCTCTCTGTTCAACTGAGTTAGTATAAGAAATACAACAGGTAACTTATTTTTCATCTCTGCTAACATAACAGCAAGATTATTTAAAGTTTCTTGTTTACTTTTCTCACTACCACTTTGTTTTATCAAAAGAGTGTGATCTAGTGTTACAACAAATGGTTTCCCAACCTTTTTGTAAAACTGCATTAATGCTGATTGCATTTCATTAACAGTAAGAGCTTTGTCAATAATAAACTCTTCTCTGTTTTTGTTTGCGTGTGCATACGCTTTCAACTTGTCAAAATCTGATTTAGACAATGGAGGCATTCCATCATCTTTAGCAGATTGAAGGTATCTAATATTCATGTTGTTTGCAGATGAGAACTCACGTAGTGCCATGTTCCTACCTAGCATCTCAAACTGAAAATGTAATGTTGCAAAATCCTGCTCAGGATTTAACTTCTGTAGTTCTCTTGTTAAAGAGCTTGCTATCAGAGTTTTACCTACACCAGGTCTTGCACCAATTACATACAAAGAATTCCATTCTAAACCATTAAGTCCAATAGCATTAAACTGTTTCCATTGAGTCTTTAATGATTTAGAATGCCCTGTTGCTCTATTATGAATATAGACCAAACCTTCATTCATTACGTCATAGTAATGTTTCCATAAATCTGTGCTTGTTGCACTCATAAATGTTTGCGATTTAGATTGTAAAAATACTAAACTTTTGAGAGTTAAACAAATATTTACCAGATTATTTCAGGTAATTTTCCTTGTTCTTTAAGATGTCGATTTACAGCATTAAATATATTATTGCAATCCCAATGATGCGCTTTTGCATATGCAGCTGACGCAGGATGTGAACACTGGAGAAGTAAAGTGTTGCTTAATACACTATCTACTAAATCTTCATAATGTTGTGCTTTTTTACCCATGAACACCCACACATAGTCGTTGTAGGAAGCATTCAACATGTCTACTAAATAAGCAATAAAAGGATGCCACATATTAATATGCTTACCTATTTTGCCAATTTCAGTAGTTAGTGCAGTGTTGAGTAATAAAACACCTTGATTTGACCAGCGTCTCAAATCTGGATCAAATGTATTTACATCTTTTTTACTTTCATATACTGTGTCATTAACAGCATGTAAAATATAACGCAGTGATGTTTCTGCTTTTTTTGTATTTCCACAAGAGAATGCTATACCATCAGCTACACCTAACTGTGGATATGGATCTTGTCCTATCATTATTACTCTTGTTTTATCATATGGGCATTGCATAAAAGCATTAAACACTTGTTTAAGTGGTGGTGTAAATCTTTGCCCTTCATCAACACATTTTTCTAGTGTTGTAATAATTGTCACAAAATCTTCTGATAATAGAAAACCTTTTAATATGTCATGCCAACCAGATGGTTTAAGCATATCATACATTTTTGATGCATATTCTTGTGGAGTTAATTTATTTGGTATATTTGACATTTATTATATATATTTGCTAATTAAATATTTAATTATGAAAAAAGAGAAAAAAACAACTGAAGATTTTAAATTTAAAGTTATAGATCCTGAAGCTATTCTTACATTAGAAATGAGCACACCTTTCTATATCAGACTTAAACAAGCTTTAATTTATTTTTTAAGAGATAAAACTAAAGAAGATATTGAATCTGGTAATAAACAGATACAAGAAAATAAAGTTACTGAAGAATGGGTAGTTCATTTAGAAACAATGTATACATTACTTGCTGAGTTTGACAGACAAGCTGTTAAAGCAAATAAGATAATTGAAAAAACTAAAGAAGAAATGGAAGAAGATATGAAAAAGATTACTAATCAAAAATAATAACCAACAATATTACCAATCTCTACACACATCTGAATAGCATCAGATAACTCTTTTTTATTA